CTCGCCGGGGTCCGGTCCGTGCACGAGACGGCCGTCCTCGATGGAGGCGTGCGCCAGGAGCGTGCGCGCACGGTCCCGACCGCGCACCTGCAGACGGGCCGCACAGCCGGACACGTCGAGCGGCGCCTTGGTGCGCGCGTCGCGCCAGAAAAAGCGCATGGTCAAGGTGTCCCCGCGCTTGACCGTGATGCGTTGAATAGGCGGCGTCACGGGGCGAGCCCTCCCGGCGGGGCAGCCACGCGCCAATAATCCTCGGCCGTGCCGCCCATCTCCCCGATGCGCGGGGCGATGCCCAGCCACACTTCGGCCGGGGCCAGACCCGCACCGTCCCAGTCCGAGGCGCCGATGCGCACGTCGTGCGTGAAGCGCACCTCGCGCACGGCCAGCGCCCGGTCTTCCAGGTCCCACAGCGGCACGGCGCCGGCCTCGTCCTCGACGAGGCGGTCCGGCGCCCCGAGCAGCGCGGCGGAGACGCCGGGCACGCCCCAGCGGTTGCCGCGCGCGGCGATCAGCACTTGAGCGGCGAGCGCCCAGGCGGCCTCTCCGCGCGCCTCCGGGTTGTCGGCGTGGCGGGTGCAGGCGAAGACGGACCAATAGGTCCGCGCGGCGATCTCCCCGGTCCCCGGATCCGGCAGGATGCGCAGGCGCGCGAGCAGCACCAACAGCGCCGGGACCCGCAGCGTGGCGCGGGCGTGGCCTTCCAGCTCCCCGGCATAGGGACGGCAGGACGCCACCCCGGGCAAGGCGCCGAGTGTGGTGCAGATGGCGCGCTGCAACGCGATGATGCCGGTCTGTGCGAGGGGGTCTGCCATCGGCGCGAGGTTTTCAGATGCCCGTGTATCGATCGACTAAGCGAGGTTGCAACGCTGCATCCGGGTCCGCCGGACGCACTCAAAATCCGAAAAAATGACCGTTCGCGGTGGCGTAGAGGGCTCCCCGGTGGCCACCACCCAGCCCACGCGGGGCGTGCCGGCGCCGTCCACCAGGGTGATGACGACGGCGGTCGGCAGGGTCGCGCCTGATGGGTCGGTGATGGGGCGGAGGCGAAGCTGCATGGCGTCAGCCGACGAAGAGGGCCGCGACGGCGTCGAGGATGTCGGCGCGCTGCGTGGCCGGGAGATCGGCCGCGCCGCCCCGGATCGGCAGGGACGGACGCGCCGGGATCGGCGCCGGCCGCCCGCGCGGGCTGTTGTAGAAGCGGTTGTCCGGGCGGCCGAACTGGTGCGTGGCGGCGTAGATCACGTCGGTGCCGACCTCGACGGAATCCCCCGAGACGCGCGCCGAGATGCTGTTGGCCAAGATGCCGCTGTCGCGCAGGATCTGCGCGCGGCTGCCGCGGCGTCGCGCAAGCGTGGTCTGCGTCAACGGCGCCCAGGGCGACCCCCACGGATCCTCTTCGGCGCGAAAGCTCAGATCGGCCCCGGTGACCAGCACCTGCCCGATCGCCTTCAAGGCGGGGCGCGGATCGCGCGCGGCCCGGATCATGCGCGCGAGCGCGGCCCGCAGCTCGGCATCCTCGACGGTGACGGTGACCCCGCTGCTCATAGGCTGTAGCGCTCCGCCCAGGCGTCGTCGTAGATCAGGGTGCGCGGGGCGGCCGCGACGAAGGCGCCGGAGGGGCGCCCGTCTTCGCTGTCCAGCACGAGCCGCCGGGAGGCGACCCGATCGAGCCAGCCGCTGGCCTCCTTGCAGAGGTGGCGCACATGCTCGGGCATGGTCACGTCGTAGAGCCGGCAGCGTGCGAGCAGACAGGTCTGCTCGATCACGCCCGCCGGCACACGTGCGAGCGGCAGCGCGTAGCCGGCCGCCCGCAAGGCCTCGTCCACGGCCCCGGAGGCATCGGCGAGCGCGCGCTCCACGCGGGGATAGTCGATATCCCCGGTGCCCTCCCGGTCGGTGAGCTCCAAGATCTCCTGCGCCGGGTAGCGTTCGAGCAGGTCGGCCGCGCTCGCGTAGGCCATGGCTTAAGCGACCGTGAGCTTGACCACGGCGGCCGGGCGCGTGACGAGGTTCAGCGGGTTGCTCTGGGCTTCGAGCAGGCGGCCCTTGCCGAACGGCATCGGCTCGGCCTTGGCGTAATACGGAAGCCCGGAGCTGTTGACGGTCTCCTCGTAGTTGGCCGGGGCGAAGCGCGTGATCATCAGGCCCGGTACGCCGGTCGGGAAGGCATAGGCGTCGTTGTCGCCGACCTTCACGGCGGAGGTGCCGCGGTAGCGCTCGAAGGTGATCCCGCCGAACACCAACTCTTGGCGTGGGTCGGAGCGCAGCTCGTTGGCGGCCTGCTGATTGAGATAGGTCGCCTCCACGTTGGCGTGGGTGATGAGGTTGTCGAAGAAGGTCGCCCCGCACAGGGCGCGCACGCCGGTGAAGGGCACGCCGTCGAGCGCGTTCTCGATGTAGCCAAGCACCGTGAGGCACTTGCTGCGGATCTTCGTGGTGGTCGTGCCGAGCGCGAAGGAGAGCGTCTGCTGCGACACGCCGAAGGTGGTGAACAGCGAGGTGCTCACCCCGTTGTTGTCGACGTAGCTGCCCATCAGCGCCGAGAGGCGATGGGATTCGAGCGTGTAGTCGATATTGCGGCGCATGATCGCCAGGCGCTCGTTGATGCGCGTCTGCAACACCTCGGCCTGGGACTCCGAGCCGAAGGCGCGCACGCCCTGCACCTCGTCGGCGAGGATCGCGGCACGCTCGGGCAGGTGCGGGATCAGGAACGGGATCGCCTTGCGCGCGGTCCCGCCGACCGGCTTGCCGGGACCGCCGCGCGGGGCCACATCCACCAAGGAGAGCACGCCGTCCTGGATGTCCACGGCCGCCTGCAGGGTGGCGATGCCCTGCTCCTCGAAGAATCCGGAGAGGCGCATCGGGGCGAACTTGAGGTTGTTGATGGCCGCCGTCAGGGCCGTAAGGGTGAAGGCGGACGGGGTGAAGGGGTCGACCATGGCCATGTCGGTTAGCTCCGCGCGAGGATGGTGAGGGCGGCGAGATCCGCCAGCCCGGCGGTCTTGTCGCCGGCATCGTTGGTGGAGGCCCAGACGAGCTTGGCGGCGTCGACCTCGGCCAGGCGCGCGATCATCACGGCCTTCTGATCGGCGGCGGTGGCGTCCACGGCGGCGAGCAGGATGCCCGCGGCAGCCTGCGTACCGTCGCTGTTGTCGTCGTCGTAGGCGGTGTATTTGCCGCCGCTGGTGAGCTTGCCGAGCACCGTGCCGGCGGCGAGCTTGCCCGCGCCGGAGGCGATCACGATCGACTCGCGGCTGAGCGTGCCGGGGGCCTCGGAGAGCAGGAATTCACCCGTGCGGGCGCCTAGGGTTTCGGTCGCCATCTCAATTCACCTCGCCGCGACGCGCGGCATAGATCGCGGACAGGGAGAGTGCCGGGCCGGTCGTGCCGGCGGGCTCGCCGACGGCCTGCTCGCCGAACAGATGCTCGGGGGCCTGCGGCTTGGCGGCGAGCAGATCGGCACGCACGCGCGTCCAGACGGCCTCGTCGAGCGCGAGGTAGACCTCCGCATCGGACGGCGCGAGCGTGCGCCCGAGCTGCGCGAAGGTCGCCTGCACGGCGGACAGACGGGTTTCGCGCAGCGATGCGGCAAGGGCCGCTTCGGCGGCTTCGGCGCGGGCGGACAGCGCGGCAAGCTGCGCGGTCAGATCGGCGATGGCCGGATCCGGCGTCGTCTCGGGTGTTGCGGGGTTGGGGTTCGACATCGTTGCCTCGTCGTCTGGGTTGGGTGCGCTCCACACGCGGGCGCTGGTCGCCGCGTCCACCCCGGTCGGGGTGAACGACAGCTCGCGAATCAGGGTATTGCGCAGGATCGAGAGCGGCCCGGTCAGGGCGCGGCCGTTGACCTGCACCGCGGCGCCGGGCTGGATCTCTTCGACCGAGCCGGGCTGCGCATGCACGGAGAGCTGCCAGGGAAAGCCTTCGTCGGCATCCGCGGCGAGCTGGGCCGCGTGCGCGTTGGTGAGCAGTTGCCCGGCGCTCACCAAGGCGCCCCCGGAGACCGAGAGCGCACAGACACCGACGCGCATGCCGCGATCGTGTTGGAGCAGGACCGGGCAGCGCTCGGGCAGACGCAGGGAGGCAAGATCGATCACGATCGGCGTCCAGCCGTCGGAGACCGCCTCGCCCGAGTAGGCGACACCCTCGAAGGTGCGCCGCGTATCGGGGGATGCCGCTGCGAAGGCCGGGGCCGGGGCCTCGAAGAAAAAGCCGGGTGGCGCGGGGGATTTTTTCATGCCGCGACCCTAGCGGATCGCGGCGCGGTTGTTCAGCGCACCAAGGTGCAAGAGGGGGTTTTGGGGGCGCGGTCGTCGGAACGAGCCGAACTAATAGCCGGATGAATTAGTTCATGGCTTCAAGCAATCGGTGTTGACCTGCGGGTCATGCTCCAGGGCCACGTCGAAGTCGACGCGAGCCTCGGCGCCGGGCTGCCGCGCCTGATCGTGCAGCCACTTCAGCTCGCGCACCAGGCCGCGCACCAGCTCCGGGCCGGGAAGACGCGTGCCGCAGTTGAAGCATTGCGACGGGGCGTCCTTGGCGCCGAGCGGAATGATGACCGCCGCACCGCAGTGCACACAGGTCAGGCGTACCGAGCGGATGGCGGAGACCGGGAGGATGGTGGTCGGCATGGTTGCGGGTCCGGGGTGCGTGGGCTATGCTGATGATGCTGAATTACCGGAAGGTCGGCTGTCGGCTCGCGCGGGAAACAGCAACAAAGGCGCATGACAGCAGTGCGCCTTTACTTTTTTTGGCCTGGCAGAATCAGCGGGTATTCGCGCTTGGTCTGAACATAATTCATGTTCGTG